CGGCTTAATGACGTTTTCCAAGAAGAATTTCAAAACTGACTGGGGTGTTAAGGCGAGTATCGCAGCGGAAGGCGGCGTAGTTTCACAATATCTCGACCGGAGTAATTTCATGTTTGGGGATGCTACAGCGCGCTACAAGGTATCAACGGACACTATCCAAGGCAAGCTGGTCAAGGTAATAGAATGTACCACGGCCGGGCTATTGTCGCTTCCGACCTCGATATTCGGTGAAAGCAGTACATCAGAGGCGGCGTATGGTACGTGGGAGGGCTGGGCGTACAAGGGGAGTGACGCTGGAACTATGAATATAGCGTTCATCTGCGATTCGCCAACGAGCATAGCTGGCAGCGGCTACAAGCTGGCGTTCACAGCAACGGAGACGGTGCAGATAGCGCGGTTGACCGGTACGGTGCATTTGGAGACCGCGGCTGCGTATATCACTATCAACACGTGGTACAAATGGAAGATAACCAGAACCATTTTGGGCGTAACTTGTCTCTGGCTGAATGACGTATTGGTGAGCGTTACCGGCGGCAGCGGCACTAATCCGTACACAAGCACGGCTTATACTTCCAGCACGCACGTGGTTTTGGACTTTAACGCAGGTGATAAGCTGGCCATTGCCGATGTCGGCGGTAATTATTCATTCAGGAAATATCTTAATGTAATTTAACCATAAAGGGGATATGGAACAAGAAAGCACACATAGCAAAGTCAATACAGACATCATCTTGGAACGGTTGACCAATCTAATCACGGTCAATTCCAAGGAGCATGAAGTGATTGAGAAGACGCGCGATGATTATCGTGTCGAATTGCTCGGCGCGGTGAGTGATGTTAAGGCGGCCGTGATAGGGCTGGACGCAAGAGTACTGAAGCTGGAGAAGTGGCAGATAGGGTTCGTTGCCAAGTTCTCTACGTATTCCGCACTGGCGTTATTTCTGGGCAGTGTTCTGGCTAATCTGGCGATTTCGTTCGTTTCACGATATTTATAAAAGGAGGAATGTAAATGAGTTTGGACGATGTTCTGCAACCGATTACTAAAACCATTCGGTACACGAGCATGCGCAAGAAGAGGTGCGCTAACTGCAATCGCGAGGTACTTCATGAACTGGCTGAAACTGATACTTATAGTGCTTCCTATTGCCTTGCTTGCAAGTTTGAAACACTGGTTTGGAAGAAAGCGAGGAAAGGAGATGTGCGACCGTGACCAACAGCTTAGGCGGTTTCGGCAGTTTCTGTCGGCCAGCTTTAAAGATATTGGGATATTTAACACGCTTGCATCTCCGCGCTATCGCAACGAAAAGCAAGCGTGCAATCAAGCTGGCGTATCACAAGCTTCAATGGATGTGGCCGTGAATGAGGCCAGAAAGGAGTACCGGGACAGGATAGTGAAGCGTCAAAATGTTTAACCCTTTAAAGCCCACCTCATGTCCCCAAACAGCGAGTCGTCAAACCGGGTGCTACCTACCACAACTCCTCAAGTAAGTAGCTAGCCAAGTCTAGCTACTATCTCAAGCAGTAAGTCCTTTCAATAACTATTTCTACTATCCGTCTCGAGTGGAATACCGTTCGGGCGGACGGTATGTCAAAGTAGCTCATTGGTAGAGCGCATGGCCGAAGACCATGGCGCAGGTAGTTCGATTCTACCCTTTGACATGCTAGGAAGTAATGTATGTGTGCGAACGCCATGTGGGAGTTAGTTCTCCGTTCATTCGACCGATAGGACGAGTGGACGGGATACTGGCCATGAAGCCCACTGAGTGGCAAACGATGAGTAGTGCGGCAGTAGCTCATTGGTAAAACGTGCAGGCGTAAGGGATAATTAAGATAATATCTTATGCGGTTTCGACTGCCTTTCCCGAAATCCTGTTGCCGTCGGCAAGTGGCGATGAATGGCCGTGTAGGGCAGGCCTGCACTTGCTGAATATAATTCAGAAAAGTATACCATATACTGTTTATAGTAAATACTAAACTATGAATTACGGACTGATAAACAAACCATATAATTCTACTGATGATTGGTTCAAGGGAGTATCTCGTTCCAATAATGTCATTGTTAATGAGGCTGGAGATTGGACTGATTTTCTACCACCTGTAGAATACCAGTCAGGTTTCGGGTTTGATTCATTTTCATGCGTATCATTCAGTGCTTTGAATTGTCTTGAGACATTGTTAAAAGCACAGGGTATATTTTTCAATGCTTCAGACAGATGGCTTGCTAAGATGAGCGGAACTACTGGAGCAGGAAATACCGTCTGGGCTGTCGCGGACGCTATCCGCAAATGCGGATTAGTAACTGAGCAAGATTGGCCGTATGACAGGGCAACTATGAATTCATGGGATACGTTTTATTCAGATATCCCTAAAGAAATTCAAGACTTGGGAAAGAAGTTCCTTGAAATGTATGAAGTCAATTATGAGAATGTAAGGTATGCTGACATTAAAGAAGCATTGAAGTACGCACCTTTGCAAGTTGGAGTTTATGCTTGGCTTAGTCCTGTTAATGGAATATACCCATGCGACCACGATAAGTCACAGAATCATTTAGTGGAATTATTCAAAATTGATGCTGATGGATATTATTATATTTATGACCATTACAATCAGTCTATAAAGAAACTTGATAAAGGATTTAAATTCGGTTCTGTTGTGAGATATTCCATAAAACCTAATCAAAAACCTATGTTGCAATTAGAAAACAACACGCTCGTACAAGAGGTGACTGAATCAGGAAAGTTCGGGCTTTACCTTGATGGAAAAATTTTTGTTGACGATACAGCCTTAATCCTTGCCACTTGGACAATGAGGAATACTGGAATGGGGTTAAAGAAAGCTATCACAAAAGAAGATTGGGACAGCGTCCTTCATTATAATCTCAAGAGAGAGCAAGTTGACTAATATGAGATTCTTAAATGATTTAATCTGGATTCTTAAAGACGTAGTAAAACACGGCAAAAAGACAAAGGAAATCATTGTTGGAAAATTAGTTGATTACGGATTTAAACATAAGAAACATGGATTCAGATAAAAGGTTTGTTATTGAGATGTTGTTGTTCTGTCTTGCTACGCTATTATTCGGAATATACAGCACGTTGCATTTTATTCTTAACTTAATTTAAGTATGAAAGACTTACTGGTAAAACTGTTAACGTTTCTTGGTGGGAAAAAAAATGTAATTGCCGGACTTATTACCACGACCTCTGCTTTTCTTGCCTTGGAGCAAGTGATTTCTCCGGAAGTGGCAACTTACATCAACGCAGTTTCATTGATAGTGTTTGGCAGTGCAAGTTACGCAACGGGAAAGTTAATTTACGACAAACAAACATAAAAGTTGAATGTTCTCAGTTGGCGTATAAGGTATTATGCGCCAACCACAGAGTAATCAAACATTATGTATACCTCAAAAACATCATTGGAGAATTACCTGGGAAAGTCATTGTCCGCAGGGCAGAGTGCCTCTATTTCGAGTTGGATTACTGCAGTCCAGCGATATATAGATAATTATACCCATTGCAAATTCGAGCAAGTTGTTGGAGAGACGAGATATTTCGATGGAAACGGATTGACTGAACTTGTTCTTGATGAGTTCATATCTCTTACAAGCGTTACCGTGCTTGAAGTTGATGGAACGACATTGCAGACATTGACAGAAGGAGATGACCAGGATTTTATAACCTATCCCTATAACGAAACAACTAAATTCAGGATTATACTGCAGCCGAGTTCAGCTATTGGTTATTTTCCAAGCAGGAGAAAATCAGTTAAGATTGTAGGGACATGGAACAATTCAACCGCAGTGCCGGCAGACATAGAACTAGTTGCCAATATGCTTTTAGCGGATATGATTTCAGATGCAGGTTCAAACGGTAAAGAGATTGCATCAGAGTCTTTGGGCGGGTATTCAATTTCTTACAACAACAATGCAAGCATTGACGAAACGGCAGCAAGGTTGGGTATTAAGCAATTGTTAGACCAGTATGTCATTTACGAGTTATAGATATGGCAATAACACATTTATTAAATAATACGATTGTGGTCGAGCGACTGCAAGAGATTGTAGGAACTGATAGAATGGCCATGCTCACCGTGACTGCCAGTTTGCCTTGCCATATCCAGCCAAATTCTGACAAGAAGTCCGGTGTTGCCGACGGAGTTTACGCAAAACAGTTTGTCATCTATCTTGATTCGGGGTCTGATGTTAAAGCTGGAGACAGGGTCAAAAGTTCTGACGGGTATGAGTATACTGTAGTTTCAGATGGAGTTACTCTATATTCATTCGGGTCAATAGATTTCTTAAAGGTGGTATGTGAAAAAACTTTATGATTACCATGACAGTAAAAGGATATGACAAACTGATTGCAGGACTAAAGAGCAGTGAATCGGATATAAAGAATTCAATGCAAAAGGCTATCAATAAGATTGGTTTGATAGCTCAGAGAGATATTAAATCATTCACTCCGGTTAGGACGGGAAGATTACAGAGAGGCAATCAGTTGATGTTGGGGCCATTGACTGCTATAATTTCCAATAATGTTGAGTATGGCCCGTATATCCATAACGGCACTAAGAACATGAAAGGACGGCCATTTATGGAGTGGGGCGTGGAGAAAGCGATGCCTGAGATACAGAAGATTTTAGAAGATGAAGTTGACTCAGTCTTGAAAGCGATAATTAAATAGATATATATGGATAATTATACTTTGATAAAGGAACTCAAGAAAATAGTAAAGATGTATTTTGTATTAAAGGGAGGTGAAGGTTCTGGAAATTTTGGTCACGAAGGAAGACCAGGTGAAATTGGCGGAAGCCAAGAAGGAGGTGGTTCAAGTGAAGGCTCATCAACCAAAGTTGGAAAGCACACTTTTGATAAATATCCTGAAAAAGTTGGGAGTGGTGTAAAAATAAATGATAAAGAGTATGTTCTTACTAAGGGTTCTTTTGCCAACAAGGACAATGATAAAGTTCAATTTGTTTTAAAGTCTGCGTTAGCCGATGGCTCCTTTGACCCCAAGAAAGACTTGATAGAGTTAAATGCTAAAGAATTCAATGACGCATTTGAAAAAAATGGTCAGGAATAGATGTAGATAAAGATACTAGAAGTGCTCTTGGAAAGTGGACCTCTAAGGCTGATTCAAGTGAAATAAAAAAGATTATAGACAGTCCAAGTGATAAAACCAAAGAGTCTATTTCTAAGCTCAGAGAAAGGCTTAAAGACACTCACGGAGATACTGTTACTTTGTATAGAGGTATAGAATCAGTTGCTCCTGAAGAGTTTGATACGTGGAGTGAATATAATGATTACGTTAAGGACATAGAAAGTTCTATAAACGAAAGAGGCTTCGTGTCTTATACCAGTGACATAAAGGTTGCAAGAGATTTTGCAGGAAGTGATGGAGAGATAATAAAAGAAGATGTTTCCATTGATGATATAATGTTTTCTTCTGATTATCAAGATTTTGGTAATTTTGGGGAGAATGAATATATTGTAAGATATTAAAAAATAAAAATATGACATTTGAAGATTTCATTCACAGTCCGATTGAAGATGATGAGGATTATTCTGTTAAAATAATAAGTGTTGATTTAAAAAAAGCAGTTATTGACAGCAGAAAAGACAATAAAATCAAATAGATATGTGGCAAACATTAATAGATAAATTAGTTTCAATTCTTGAAGCAAATACTCTGATAGGCGAAGTTTTTTCTTTTGAGGTGGAAGAGTTTAAGAATGACCCCACTTGTACAGTCACTCCGTCAGAGAACAGTAGCGATTATAATACCACCGAAGAGAATGTCAGGATATATGCTTTTAACGTAAGATTGTTTGTCAATAGAACCGTACTTGTCTCGGGAAAAGACACCAAATACGAGGCTGACAGGAAGATGCGGAACTTGGTTGATTCAGTAATGGATGATTTCGATAAACAGTATTATCTTTCAGGGATAGTCAATCCAACTGGGTACACGTTCATCAATCTGTTCGCCACTCCGTCAATGTGGGGATACGCAGGAAGAGAATCGGAGTTCAGGTTTTGCGAGATTAAACTCCAATGTAGAGTTTCCGTGGATTTGAACGCAATCAGCTAAATGCTATGAATAAGAGTGGAAAGGAATACGAATGTTCTGCTTGTAAAACTATTGTTTATATTCCCAAATGGAGAAAACGTAAAAACAATTTTTGTTGCAAGAAATGTGCAGATGATTTCAGAAGAGGAGTTTTGAAAGTTGGCAAGATTGATAAATGCAGTATATGTGGAAATGATATTATAGTAACCCCTTTTATGGAAAGTCACGGAAAAGGAAAAAGTTGTTCCAAGGAGTGTGCTAAAATAAGCATTGCTAATACTTTAACTGGAAGAAAGCAAAGTCAGTATACAAAACTTAAAAGGAGTAAAAGTTTGAAAGGATTTGTATATAAAGATAAAAACAGAAAGTATGAAAGCAGAGTAAAAGAGAACCATTGGAATTGGCAGAATGGAAAAACCAAGGAAAGCAGATTGTTTAGAGGAAGTATTGAGTATAGATTGTGGAGATTGAATGTTTTGGAGCGTGATAAGTTCAAGTGTATGGATTGTGGAGTGTCTGGAGTTGACCTAGAAGGCCACCACATTAAACCCATTAAAACTTTTCCAGACCTGGCTCTTGATGTTGATAATGGAATAACTTTATGTCATGATTGTCACAATAAAACTAAGTGGAAAGAAGATAAGTTTGAGAATAGATATCTTAACATATTAAGAAACATTTAACTTTAAAACTATATGTCAGCAATGTGGATTGGCAGACGCCAAAGTGTCGGAATTGGTATTGAGTCTTCGAGAGGAACCGCTGTCGCGGCTTCTTATTGGTTGAATATAATGGCCTTCTCGTTTTCTGATAAACCTATCAGGGCTTTATCCGAGGCCAGTTACGGTGGTATCTGGGCTGGAGACCAAGCTCCGTTGGTATTGAATAATGCTGAAGGAAGTTTTGACTTTGAGATTGGAGATGCCAGTTTCGGTGCTATTTTGTATGCCATTTTTGGCAGCAAGTCTGTGTCGGGACCTTCTGACACTTCCGCTTATACGCATACGTTTACGCTTTCAAACAGCAATCAACACCCGAGTTTATCAGTTAGGACAATCGACCCGATTGGAGATTTGCTCTTCAAGATGACAATGATTGATAAGTTCACGATGAATGTCGAGAAAGATAAGATTGTTTCAGCTTCAGTGAGTTTTATCAGCAAGTCAAGTGCTACGAGTTCCGGAAACACAGCGTCTTACGTTGCAGAGAAAAAGTTCGTTGGCAGGAATCTTGTGTTTAAGATTGGTGCTGTAGTTGGTGATTTAGCGGCTGCTTCTGCCGTGTCATTGCAAAGTCTTACTCTCAACATTGAGAAGAACGCACAAGCCCAGTCTACGCTTGGAACAGTTCAACCGGAAGACATCGTAAATAAGAGATTCAACATCACAGGAGAAATAACTCTTAATTACGAGGACAGAACTTGGTTGAGTTATGTTACTGCCGGTGGTTATAAGGCTATTAGAATCCAGCTTGTCCATGATGATACCATTACGGGTGCGGCCACCACTAAATACACATTCACTCTTGATTTGAGTAAGTGTATGCTTGAAGGTTGGGAGCCTAATTATGCGATGGATGACATTACCACCCAGAAGTTAACATTCACGGCTTTGTACGATGCGGGTGTCCTAAATTCGGTTGTGTCAAGTTGTACGCTTATAAATGGGGTTGTGTCCTATTCATAGTAATGTTATAACCTTTTGTATTATTGAACTTTATGTTATAATTAAAATATCTTAATTATAATATATGACAGAAGAGCGAATAGTACTCAAAGTAGTTGACGGAAGAAACAACCAGTATGGAGTGTGTAAGAAATATCTGATGATATGTTTAGAGTGTAGAAGAGAGTTTTGGATTGCTGGTGGAGCTTATAATCAAGGAATAGGTTTGACTTGTGGGAATGTGTGTAAACATAAAAGACAAAGTAAAAGACTCAAAGGAAAACCTACTTGGATAAAAGGAAAAACGAAAGAAAACTTTCCCCAGTTAGCTGGTTATTGGAGTGGAAAAAGATTTAGCGATGAGCATAGAAAAAACTTATCAATTGTAAGTCAAGGTAGAATTGGTTATTGGAAAGACAAAAAACGTGACATTGAAACTATACACAAGCAATCTGCCACTCTCAGAGAAAGATATAGAAATGGCAGCGTAAAGCCAAGTAAAAGCACTTTCAAAAAAGGTCATGTTCCTGTAAATAAGGGCAAGAAAATGAGTATTGAGCATAGAATGTTGCTTAGTAAGATTCACACCGAAAGACCAAACAGATATTGGTTGGGGAAAGAAAGGTTGCACATGAAAGGAGATAGGCATTGGAACTGGGCAGGAGGCAAGTCGTTTGAGCCTTACAGTAAAGAGTTTACTAAGTACGTCAAAAATCAAATAAGAAAAAGAGACAATTATACTTGTCGTAACTGTGGAAAGTCAGAAGAAACAGAGAAAGGAGAGAACCGTATCTCACTTACCATTCATCACGTCGATTACGACAAGAAGAATTGTTCAGATAGAAACCTCATAACTGTCTGTAGAAAATGTAACTTGTTGGCAAACAAAAATCGTGATTTTTGGAAAAAGATATTCCAATCTAAAATCAGTAAAATTTATTCTTAATGAAATAATTTATGATTGAAACTTACAAAAAAAACACTCTCGGTGGAGTGGAGATTGAGTTTAAGAAATGGATTACTGGCTTTGATAAAAGAAAGCTAAACATTGTTCTTCTTGGTAGTCAAGATATAAGAATAGGAGAACAAAGCAGCGATGGTCAAACATCTCAATTCATTAAAGGGGATAAAATAGTAGAATATCAAGATGAGCTTATTAGAGTATACGTAGTAAGTGTTAATGGAAAAACTGAGAACGTCTTTGATGAGGTTATGAATTTGAATGGTTCTGATTATGATTTCATAATGGAAGAAATAAACAACATCGGCAAGGATAATGCTTCATTGGAAAAAAAATAGCAGACCAGTATTTATCCCTCTTGAATACTGGTCGTAGTTGTATAATTGAGGAGCTTAGAATAATAATGATTTGTTTAGAGATGAAATGGAGCTATAGAACATATTTATCACAACCAACTTGGTTTATAAGTGGAATAAGTGAAAAGTTAAATCTTGACGCTGCTTTTCAGAATCAAGAAGCTAAAAGAAATAAATATGGCAGACGCTAAGTTGCAAATAATAATAAGCGCAATAGATAATGCTTCCAGGGTATTGGTTGACGTTGGAAAAAAAAGTCAGAAGTCGATGGAGAATTTATCTGCTATCACTAAGACCGTAGGAACTTCCTTTACTGCGGTTGGAGCTACTATTACAGGTGCGCTTGCGTTATCCGTAAAAGCATTTGATGAGGGGCAAGCTGCGGTTGCTCAGTTAAATGCTGTTTTAGCGTCCACAAAAGGAGTTGCTGGAGTAACTGCTGATTCTGTTACGAAATTAGCTACTGAAATGCAAAGGCTCACTACATTTGACGATGAAACTATAATTGGTGCTGAAAATTTGTTATTGACGTTTACCAATATCGGTAAGGACGTATTTCCTCAAGCCACAAAAACCGTGCTTGACATGGCCATTGCCTTAGGCCAAGATACTAAGTCTGGCGCAATGCAATTAGGTAAAGCATTACAAGACCCAATAAGAGGAGCAGCAGCCTTGAGAAAGGTTGGTGTTAATTTTACTGCCGACCAAGAAAAACTTATTAAGACAATGGTTGATACCGGTGACGTGATGGGGGCACAGAAACTTATATT